CTCAAGTTCCATCGAACAGACCTTATCAAGGAAATTGACAACGCCTTCAGTAGTTTTTTCTCGCCCTGTGTATACAGTTTCGACCAGAGGACCCATATTGAGATAGATAGAGTCAGTGTCACTAGCAATAACATAGTCTTCACCCTCAGTTTTCAAGATTTTATTTAGATACTGGTTCATCTTGTTCTCAATCCAGCGAATACTGAACTGACCAGACAATGTAATTGCTTCTGCGTTTGCTAGTTTATAATAGCGGAAGTAATTATTACCAATAGCACCATAAGCAGAGTTGAGTTGGATCTTTTTTGCCATCTGGATGTTGTTACACCTGGCAATCTCCTTCTCTAACTCCTTTGTAGGAGTTTTTTCATACTCCTGCTTTGCTTTGATCATCTTCTTTTTGAAGACCACTCGTTCACTATAGATTTTTTCCATAAGTTTGGGGAGAAATCCCCTAACTTTTTTAGTAAACTGTGCCCCATTAGGACATACAGTGGTGTCCGTCAATCCAGACAGGTCTACTTCTTCGTTCAGAAGTTTATCAACACTGACGTTAGGATATCTCTCATCTAGAAGCGTCTCAGGAGAGATGTTGTACTGCATGATGAGGTGTGGATATAGAGAGTTCAAGTCAAAACTCACAACCCACTCATACATGCCAGGTATAGGTTCCTTTACATATGCACCAGCATATTTTTCATTCTTGTTTGCATCTTTCTTAGGAGGAATAACAATACCCTTCTTCTTCAGGTTGTTATAGATGATCATATCCCACATCCGCACCTGGTAAAACACGTCAGTGAAATTCACCTTAGCGTCAAATGCCATAGTGACTGCTAGTTCAATGAGTTTCATCTTCTCCTCAAGAGAGTCAACTAATCTCACGTCTTGAATGTTATACCTAACAAACTTTTGCCAGTCCTTTGTGTAGAACTCACGGAAGGTATCAAACTCACTGTGGTCAAGTTTCTTCTGACCAAGTTCAACCTCTCCAATATAGTCTAATCTATAACTTTCCTGTGCCTTGTATGTGAATTTCTTGTACAGGTCCATGTAGTCAAGCACTGTGACTCCACCGATGTCATACACCAGATGAGGACGACCCATGACATAAGTCTCTTCAGAAGTCAAGAGACCCCAAGGAGACAGTTTCTTTGCTGATTTTTCTCCCAGGACACGAGTAATTCTCTTAGCAAGGTATGGGATGTCATACAGTTGACAGTTCCATCCAGTAATAACCTCAGGGGGATCCCCTTGCCAATATGTAATGAAGTGCTGAAGTAAATCGTACTCATCATTACACTCAACATACTTGACCATAGGATCAGTATTGTTATACTTACCAATACCAAACGTCAAGATACGTTTTGAAGCATAGTTTTGAAGGGTAATGCATAGCATTTCCTCGTCACATGCTTCAACAGTAGGGAATCCTCGTTCTGCTGACACCTCAATGTCAATAGTAACGAGTTTCATCTTCTTCAGATCAAAGTCAATCTGATCTTCAGGATACTTATCTGAGATATACTGATAGATATATCTATTGTTCCCATAGATGTCAAAGTTCTCTACGTTTTCATGGGTACGTACGAACTCACGACATTCTCTAACTGTTCCTGGTTGTATGCTCTGGACATAACGTCCATCGAGCGTCTTGAATTGTGTTTTCTTCTTGCTAGGTACAAATAATGTAGGTTGGTAACTCTCTCTGGTAGTGAATGATTTACCATTTTCATAACCACGGACCAGAAAGTCGTTACCGACCATCTGAACGTTCGTGTAATACCTCATTCAGCAGTCAGTGATTGGTACTTATCAAGTTGATACTTACTAGGTTCGACTAGAGTGAGGATACTATCAGAGTGAATCATCAACTCCTTCTGATCAGTAAAAGAAGGCCAAGACTCAAACGTCTCAAACTTGACGTTATCGGTGCAGTCGTTGTGCAGCACCATCTTATAAGGTTTGATCAGTTTGCAGTCGGGTTCTCCGAGTTCAGTAGATACCTCTTCAATCCTAGAAATCAGAACGAGATCGTTCTTCAATAACAAAATTTGGATCATGGAAGTGACAGATTCTTGTTTTTCAATTCTACCATAGATTTGCGGATCTTGTCGATATACCCAGAATTTCTTAGTTCTTTGAATACAAGGTTTTCAAATCCATACTCTCCAAACTTATCAAGCGATGAAGCACGTGCTGACCTAAGTTTGTGAACGATACCCCTGAGTGCCTCAGGTTTTTCCGTCTGGATTAGAATATCAATTTTGTTCTTGAGGTTGTTTGTTTTTTTAGTCAGTTCAAACTCATCAATCTCACCTTCCATCTTCTCAGGTTCCTGCACCCATTTGTTCTTGAGCACACTATACACACCTTGGTTCTTCTTACGAGTGATACCAGGACGTTCAATGTAGGGTTCTACAGGAGCACCATAGACTTTGACATCGTGAGTCAATTCCCACAAAGTCTTCTTGTCCATATAGTAGTTTGAAATCAAATTGGGATCACAGTCTGGGATTAGATCAGGATCTATGACTAAATGGACATCAATATCACTGTACTGAGTGTAATTATATCCTGCATTGCCACCCAACATTATCACATCAGTGATGGCACGATCATCTAAGTCTACAAAATCTGCAAACGCTTTGGCAAAATTCATCAGTGCTTTACGCACTTCAGGTTTCAATTTACTACCAAGCCAAAATTTAGGATTCAAATCCTCTCGGAAACGCAAACTCAGACCTACGGTTTCCCGTAAGTCTGACGCATGAATATGATGTAAAATTCTACGGTACACTTACTGACAACTAACCGTAGTATTATTTAGAGGTAATCTTTACGTGTGTGATGATCAGGAACAACCTTACCAAGGTTGACTACCAACAATCCATCATCAAACGTCACAGCATTGATCTTGACATCCTCAGCAATTGACCACTTGCGAGTAAAATTCCTGGTGCCTAGACCACGGTGCACATATTCTTCCTCTTCTTGTTCTGCTTTGGATCCTTCTACAACTAGTTTACCATACTCAGTGAAGACTTTGACTTCATCTTTCTTGAATCCAGCGAGTGCTACCTCAAGTCTAGTCACATGGTTGCTTAGTTGAACGATATTGTATGGGGGATAGTTACCACCAAAGGTATTTGATTCCCAAAACTGATTGAATGATTGATCCCATCCAAGGGCGTTCTTATTGATACGGTCAATAAGGTCCGGCAGACTGGCTGCACGATACTTCTCGATGTTAGACATTGTTCTCCTGTTAGGCAGAGCGTGTTGTGTGGTCCCCGAAGGCAACCTTTGGCGTAAAAGGGGAACCCTTAGGTTCCACTCCCCTTACATACTACTTATAAGAGTAAACATGAAAAAGGGGGTGTTGGTAACCCCCCTTCTCGTAGCGTATATTCCGTATGTAGCGTGTCGCGCACGAAAGGCGACGATTTATTTAGGTATCTGATGGTACTTTTTTCTTACCAATGTTATATTTCGTTTCCAAAGACCAATCTGGTTTTTCTTTGAAAGCAATAACTTTGATTTGATTCAAAGGAGACACATCAATAATTTTATCAAGACCTTCTTCAGAAATCTGGATAAGACCCCAGTCTACTAGAAGTTTTACAATACGATTACGACGTTGAACATCATTTACAGTCAAGTTTGCTCTCTTTCCATCAAGAGCAAACAGTTCTTTGAAGTGTACAATGTAATAACGTCCCTGCTTATGTAAAATATGACAGGACTGGTATAATTTTTTTTCTTTACGACTCGCTACACCGATACGAGTAAGAGTCTCACGTACTTTGAGGAAGTCATCTGGTTCTTGTAGAACCACCTCAATCATTTTATCGGGCGACCATTGGTAAATCGGTTCACTACCATTCATTTCAATCCTCCAGTGTCAAATCGTTGTCGAATAATGTCTAATTGCTCATCAGATAGTAGAGGAAGCACTTGCCTTGCCTTTTCGTCACTATACCCATAGTATTTTTTGACGGTTTGGAGGTTTGATAACTCTTCTTTCCGCATCCAAGGAGAGAATCTCTTCTTAGATCTCAGACTATTTAGATAGAAGTCATATTGTAACTTTTTATCTAGATGATTATTGATGTTCATCTCGTTTGCATACATCAATGAATCAATATGACCAGACATGCATCGGTTGACAATGTATGGAAGATATTTTGACTCCAACAAAGGATCTTCATCGATCAGATTGGTTTTAGTTTCGTTGATTGACTTCAACCAGTCTTTCAATTCCATTTGTTTTTGCGGCGAATAATAATGCAGTCGTTTTTGTAATCAGGAGTAAACTCAATAACCTCTTCAGCATCCCAACATAACTCTTCATAGAGACTGTTGAGAGTTGCCATGTCATCCCAGAGGTCTGTTGGTTTTTCTCCCATAACTTCCACCAAATTGACAGTTTAGCATATTATCTATCGATTGAAAATCCTTTGCTTCAATTCTGTAGTCCATTTATCATAGTAATTTGTTGATTTCAACTCTTTTCTAGCATCCTCCAACTCTTTTCTTTTCTGCACTAACAGTAAAGTCATACCACTATTCAAATGTTGACCATCAACTACCTCTACCAAATCTGGATGTTCTTCTAAGAACAAAAACTCTGGATAGATCTTATTACATTTCTCTGCAAGTTCCATTACCCTCTCAGCAGTCTCACACTCTATGACAAAGATAACTACCTCTTTAGTCCACTCCTTTGTCATGTACCCCACAATCTGAGAGAACTCTTTATACTCAATAACTTCAACTCTTTTGCGAAGGAAAGCACCCTTTGCGAATGGACAAGGTGGCATACCACCAAACGCTTCGCTAGGAGTGGTGAGCATCTTGATCCAATTAGTCAATGTAGAATTCATGCTATAACTTTAGATTGATAGTCTTCACGATCAGGGAAAAAATCTTTACACTCACCCCGACGAGAAATGTCAGAAGTGACACAGTGTAGACCCCCATCCCAGAAGTAACGGTGTCGAAGATTTAGGATGTGAGGGGTCACACCATGACGCTCAAAAGCGTCAAACACCTTCTTATTATAACCGTTACAGATAACGTTGTTCTCGTCGATCACAAACATGTTCACGTCGAAGACAGACTCCTCAACGTACAATTGCCAATGATTCAACCAGACATTCATGTATTCTATCAGATCATCATTGTCTTCTTCACCAGCAACAAAGTATTTGCCACGATTTTTTTCCTTCATCTTGAGGAATCCTTCCACCTTGTCCCAGGACTCCCCACTGATAGAGCAAATATCCCAACCAGGAAACAATCTTTCACAATCTTCAGTTCCTTTTAGAGAAACTACTAATCCAGGTTTGATAACACAGGTAAAACCGTCACTATGTCCAGTGTTTGCCAAATAATTGATACGATTAGTAGGAAATAAACGCCTCAACTTATCGTCAAAACTAGTTTGGTTGATTTTATTGATAACATTACAAAAACTGAAGTACAAATCACGACCACAGCGGATAGAAGTAGCAGTATTGATGTGTTGATCATAAACAATGGGAACGTTATTAGTTTTCAACCACTGCTCTATAGTAAAAAATGGGTAAAACTGTCCTGTAGAAGGGTATCTTTGACTATTTCCAATCTGCATCGTCTCGGCAAGAGTAATTTGCTCTCGCATTTTTTCTATATCAATACCCATCAAGGTTTTTGAACTAATATGATAGTTCTTTCTTGTCCTAAATTTGAACAAAGACATACTTGTAGACAAGTTTTTGCCTGGTTCTAAAGCATCTTCAAGTAGTTTTGCCAGTAGTCGCTCACGAGACCCATTACCATCAGACTTTCCATTGACCAACTGATCAAAAACGTGACGGATATCAATCTTGTCACCGAATTTTTGACTAGGCATGTAAAAAGTATCACCCATCATTGCCGTGTAGTCACGGGGTAACATGGGCGGGTAGCAGGTTACCTGCCCTTTTCCGATAGGTGCATTCTGTCTGCCGTCCACATAGGCATCAGGGTCATCACAGAGGTCTGTACGGAGTACTTCGACACCAAACTCCCTCAGTTTGTCAGCAAGTTTATCTAGATCCTCACAAGTCTCTTGGCAGATCCTCTCCATGACAGGACGAACCTTATCATTTTGAATTCTAGACATGTACTCAGGAGGAAAGCATCTTCCAACCGCACATACTTTTAGAGGATCCCAGTGTTGATATACACTAGGTTTCAATCTCTTTGTCTCCAATCATCCTAGTAGTTCATAAGTAGCAGTTCTTTTCGTTGTGTTTGATTTTCCATATAATCACCAACAGAACGCATGGTATAAGTCAGATCAAACTCACCTGCTTTCCACTGGTCACCAAACCGATCTTCTACCATTTGATCAGAGTTGTAACTAATCAGGCAGGCAGGTTGTGCTACATTACATTGAGCAGCAAAATCATCATGATCAAAAGACTTGTGCATAGATCCTCTACGACCGTATAGGTTGTCTTTGATGTCATACGGGGGATCAAGATAGACGAATGCATTGTCCATATCACCGAGAAGAGATTCATAGGAAGCATGACTAATCTTCCAGTTTTGAATCAACTCAGAAAACTGAGACAAACGATCAATACCACTCTGACTGAAGTTCTGGTTACTCGCCTGCTTAGAGAAAGAAGAGGATTCAGTCAACCCACTGAAGGAACACTTGTTTACAACATAGAAAGCACAAGCACGGTCATGGTTAGAACGTGACTTCTCATTGATAATTAGTTTACAATCACCACAGAGAACCCGTGCAGTGTCAGGATTATTATGATCTTGCTTTGCTTTAGTGAGAGTCCGAACCATACGGTCTCCATCTTTCTGGAGTTCTTTCCAAAAATTGATAAGAGGTTCATACAGATCACAAACCTCAACATTCAAACTAGGAAACTGTTGGGTCGCCCAGATTGCCATGCTACCACCACCCAGGAAACACTCCTTATATGTGGTGTACAAAGACAAGTCAGGAAGATATGGGTAGATTTTTTTTACAGCACGTGACTTGCCACCAGGATAGCGAAGAGGTGTCTTGAGTTTGAATGACTTGTGCATTACAGGATCTGTTGAAGGTTTTCTAAAATTTCAGAGGATGACATACTTTTCTCTGAAGGAGTGATGTTTTCTGCAAGCATAGTATACTCTCCTGGTTCTAGTTTGAACTTAGCAACAGGTGACTTCTCAGTGAAGTAAATACGCTTTTCAACGGTGTCCCAGTCTGTAATAGCAATACTCATGGACCTCGTATCTACAAGAATCATATAGTCAAATGTCTTATCTACTACCTTACTTTCACCACGAAAATTCTTCAAGTCAATAGCAGTCGTGCTGCCATTCTTATTGAACATCTTGAGTTTGCCTTTCATTTCATAGGCATGCTCATCAGACTCAAAGTCCATACCGTTTTTGTAGTCACCTACGTATTGTAATTGACCATCACTCCATTTAGCGAAGGACTTCTCCTGCAACCAGGTACGGATAGTCTTGAAAGCATTTGACTTCATCTGAGTTGTATTAGTTGCTGCTACGCATCCAAAGAACTCTTCAAGGTTTATACGGTCAATGTCAAACATTACAAAATTGTGACTGTAAGTCAATCGTAGGTTCCCATCCTAGCATATTTTTTGCTTTTTTGTTGTCAGCAAGGGTTTCCTGTGCTTCCCCTTTGCGAGCGGGGATATAGGTCACGTTGTCTGAAATCATAGCAGCAACCTCGTTTACAGAGTAGTTCTTACCCGTTCCAACGTTTACAGAGATTCCAGAAATATTAGTTTTGAGAGCACACAGGTTTGCTTCTACCACGTCATCGACATGAGTGAAGTCCCTACGTTGCGTCCCATCACCAACAATTGTCAGTGGTTCACCTTTCCGTTCCTGTTCTTGGAACAGACCGATTACAGGGGCATACACACCCCTTAGAGGTTGTCTAGGACCATAGACGTTGAAGTACCTAAGCGTAATCGTCCGCAGTTTATGTAGACGATAATACATGTAACAGAATTTTTCAGCAGAAACTTTACTTGCTGAGTATGGGTTCAAACAATCTGTTGGCATTGACTCCACAAGAGGTGGGGTATTGTTCAACCCATAGCAAGATGAAGTTGAAGAATTGACAAAACGTTGTACGCCAACCTCACGTGACAATTCCAACATGTTACATGTGCCGATCACATTCGTTTGAACACAGTCAAACGGATCTGCCATGGCAAGTTGAATTCTGGACTGTGCTGCTAGATGAAAGACTGCATCAACACCTTTGAAGACTGGACGACACGCATCAATGTCTCGAATATCTAAGACATGATTCTCTGCGTCATCTTCGTACCAGTTGAAAGCATCGTTGGACTCTGCTGATTCGTTGTCAATAACAACAACTTCATGTCCATCATGGAGCAAACGGGATACTACATGAGATCCAATAAACCCAGCACCACCGGTAACTAGACATTTCATTTGCCTTTACCAATCAACCAAACTGAACATACAATAACGAAAAGAGAAAGTGCACCGTAAACAATAATAACTGCCATTTTTTTAGATGGTTATGATTTGAATTCGCAATTGACCATAATTTCGGTCATAGCTGCTAGTAAATTGATTTCGTGATCTGCTGCAAAAGCAGACTGATATTGATATTTTGCAATAATCAATACCGCTTCAGGAATAGATTTTGGTTTCATAGAATCATAGATTGAGTTATAGACACCCCTAAGAATAGTATTAGGATCATTGTCTAAGTTCTGCACAATCCATTTCCTAACATTAGGAAACTCTTTCTTCGCAATAAATTTGACTAACTCACTAGTATTGACGTTAGTCAATTCCGAAAGCACAGATGTATGTATGACACCATCACTTCTATGTCTTTGCAATTCGTTGAGAACTCTTCTCCAATCAGGAAAATGCTTACTAATAAGTTCCGCTAGAATTTTTGGATCACACTCAACATTCTCATTTTTGAGAATATTCTGAAGTCTCTTGAAAAACAGTGCCGCTATTTTTGGTTTGTCTTTCCCTGTAATTCCGAAATCGACCACCGCGCATCGGCTGTGGAGAGGTTCAATAATTTTGTTCTTGTAATTACAGGTAAAGATGAACCGGCAGTTGTTGTAGAACGCTTCGATGTTAGCTCGGAGAAGGAGTTGTACATCATGCGTAGTGTTATCTGCCTCATCAATGATGATGACCTTGTGATTAGATTCTGACGTAAGAGAAACAGTTGAAGCAAAGTTCTTTGCTTGGTTACGAACTGTGTCCAGGAATCGTCCTTCATCTGATCCGTTGATGACGTAGCAATCAACCCCAAGTTCTTGACATAGTGCTTTAGCAACTGTGGTCTTACCAATACCAGGAGGTCCAGCAAGAAGTAAGTTAGGGATTTCACCACTATTTACAAATTCCTGGAAAGTTTTTTTGAGGTTATCAGGAAGAATACATTCCTCAATTGTTGTGGGACGATACTTCTCAACCCACAAGTAGTCTTTACTCATTTTCCTGTTTCCTCAAATAGTATGAACCATCATCGTATATGGTAGGAATCCACTCTAACACATCTCCTTCCTTCCAACCAGTTTCTTTGAGGAGTTCTTCAGGGAGATTTAGAATCCCATTTTCATCGACAGCCAAAGTAAATTTTTTCATTTTCCAGAAGTATCGTAACCTAATTTATCATCTTCCTTTTTCATTTCTTCTACCGTCCAAGAACCACCTACACCACCATCCATATTCACAATAATCTCTTGCTCTCCGGGAGGAGTATATGAGTGCTGAGGTTTGTGCTCCCTATCCATTGGTTTGGAAGATTCAACGGGATCCCGAGAAAGGTTTTTGATAACAATGAATGCATCTTTGTTATATTTACGAGTGCCAATAGGAGACTGCCACTTCTTATTATACTCTTCACCTACATCAATACCAGAAACCTGAGTGCCAGCCATCTCAATAACAATGTCGTCAGATGCTTCCCATCCATATTTCTCA